CAGGAGGTCAAGTGAGCAAGCGCTTTGAGTTTGTATCCGCACCGCAGCGGAGTCCAGAGTGGTTCGAGATGCGGAAGGGCGGCATCACCGCCACCGGCATCACCGCCATCAACGGCTCGTCGCCGTACAAGACCGCCTATCGACTCTGGGCAGAGTTGACTGGTCAGGTTGGTGAGCAGGAAGTCGGAGCGGCCGCGCAGCGCGGTCAACTGCTAGAGCAGGCAGTCGCCGACTACTACACCGCCGAGACTGGCAAGAAGCTGCGAAAGAGCAACGGCATCGTGCGCCTCAAGGAGTTCCCTTGGGCAATGGCTTCGTTGGATCGCACTATCGTGGGCGACACCGACGGTCTCGTAGAGATCAAGACCTCAACGAGCAGCCGCTGGCAGTTGTACCCAGTGCCACCTGAGTATGTGGATCAGGTGCAGTGGCAGATGTTCATCACTGGCGCGTCGTACTGCGATGTCGCTGTGCTGCTCTCTGGCTTGGTGTTCCGCATTGAGCGCGTGGAGGCTGACCCTGTCTACCAGACGCAACTGTTTGACAAGGCCGTCCTGTTCCGCGAGTTGGTGCAGTCCAAGACTCCGCCACCTCTGACCGGCAACGACAGCGATACGCTCGCTGAAGTCAAGCCGCAGAGCAACAACACCTACGCCGTGGCTGACGCGCAGCTGGATCACATTGCGCGGCTTTACATCGAAGCGAAGGCGGAGGCAGAGGCTGCCGATGCCGCGCTGAAGGAGATGGCAATCGCCATCAAGGAAGCCATCGCGGACGGCGAAGGAGTCAAGGGTCAGGGCTGGCTTGCCACCTGGAAGACCAACAAGAGCAGCGTCAAGGTGGACTGGGAGAGCATCGCAGATGTCCTGCGAACGGTTGCTCCAGACACCTACGGTGAGGCGGTCACACGCTTCACCTCAGAGAAGCCAGGCGCGCGAGTATTCCGCGTCTTTGGCGGCAAGGAGGATCAGGCGTGATTGAAGTAGAACTCACCACCGCGATCAAGGTCAGGGCTGAAGAGATGTTCAAGCAGGCGCAGTCCAGCAGCGCGCTGCGCTTCCGAAAGGAGAAGGCGGACGGCAATACGACTTGGACTGGCGTGCTAGGGCAGGCCGTGTTTGAGGCGGTACTCAGCGAGCGCAAGATGCCGTTCATCCCAGTGGACCTCACGACGCACGACTATGTGGTCTGCGGTCTCAAGGTCGATGTGAAGACCAAGGGGTGGAGCCGACCGGCAGCCAACGATGTTGAGGTCAGCGTCTTTGACTACATCCGAGACCACCAAGCGGTGGACTACTACGCCTTCGTTCACTTGCAGCTCGCGCCTGGAGAGGACCGCAATGGGCCACCCCACGCGGATAAGTACCAGCGTGCGTGGCTGCTCGGAGTGATGGATAAGAGCCAGTATCTCTATCTGGCATATGAGGTGAAGGAGGGAACGGTATTCGAGAGCGGTCACATTGCAAAGGCGAGTTCATTGAATCTGGTAGCCGAGCAGTTGCTACCTGTAGAGACCATTGGAGGATCAGAGAATGACTAAGCAAATCGCAGCGGCACTGGCCGCACCCTTCACCGGCACGGATCTGAAGCAGCGCCCAGGGCGCGGCGGAATGACCTTCACCTACGCAGATGCACGAGCCGTAGCGCAGCGCCTTGACGATGTCTTGGGCTTGGCAGGCTGGCAGTTTGAGGTCAAGGTCGCAGACGCCCAGCGCTTCGTAGTACACGGCACCCTGATCGCCGTGATCGATGGGATCACCACCGTTCGACAGGACTTTGGCTACCCAAACAGCGCTCAGGATGACGAGCCATACAAGTCAGCAGCCTCCGACGCTCTGCGTCGCTGCGCTGCCCAGATCGGTGTGGGGCGGTCTCTTTATGCGTCAGGCACAGGAGCGAGCCTCTCCGTGGCTCCTAGACCCCTCTCCGTTGATTCTGTGAGGGTATCTCAGCCGTCGGTTTCTACGAGTGATGTGGCCGTAGCAGCCGCAATGCTCTTCGCAGAGGGTGAATGCCCAGACCACCGCACCGCTTGGTCGTTCAAGCCTGCCGGTATCAGCAAGGCTGGCAAGCCGTACAGCGCCTTCTACGCCTGCTCTGGCAAGTCGAACGGCACCTTCTGCCAGAGGAAGCCGAGCATCGCCTGGACCAACGCGCAGGTGCGCGATGAGGGTGAGGCAATGCTTGCCGCCAAGGCGAAGGGGCTGCACGACGGCAACCCTGAGCTGGAGACAGCGCTTGAGGACCTGCCGTTCTAGTCAACGGCATCAGCTACGGCTGGGAGAGACTGGTGACCTCCACCTCTCCCAGCCACTAACACAGAGCGGAGGACAAATGGAACCACGAGTGATGATTAGCATCAACTTCTACCTTGATCCGGCAATCGCGTCGCTGACTGACTTCCAGTCAACGACCTTCCTCCAGTGCATCATCGCCTCCAAGCGGATGCGGAGCGCTGGCAAGTTCAAGAACCTAGATCACCTAAAGGCCGTACTGGATTCGGTGCGTGCGCGTGCCATCCCAGCCCTGTTGAAAGAGGACCTCTTGGTCATTGATCAAGACGGTTCCGTTGTGATTCGGAACTACTCTCGCTATCAAGTCGACCTCACCTCGAACGCTCGTGGTGAAGTCTACCGAGCACGAAAGAGGGGTCAGTTGACGGACAGAACTGAAAGTGAAAGAGAACAAGAACTGAACATAACCCCTAAATCCCCTTCTCGGCGTGATGGTAAGAGCAGGCTCTTGCCTATCGGAGAGATTCTTGGACTGAAGAAGAATGCGTAAGCAAGAGGAGCCAAGCAAGCACGCTCTGGCAACGAGAGCCTGGAGGGAGAAAGAGACTGAGGACCAACGAGCTGTGAGAGTGCTGAAGTACACGCTCTACAACCATCGGATGACGATGGAGCAGTACACGGCCTTACGGCTGGAGCAGGCTGATCGATGCGGAGCGTGCAAGGAGCCACTCCGCTTTGGCGAGACTAGGGCGGTGACCGTGGATCACGATCCACGCTGCTGCACCTACGAGACACTCAGTACCGGCAGGACAAAGGGAACGCCAGTCTCGTGTGGCAAGTGTGTCAGGGCGCTGCTCTGCTCACCCTGCAACCGAGCCATCGGATTCTTTGAGCGCTATCCACAGCGCGTTCATATGTGGATCGACTATCTCAGGAGGGTCAACCGATGACCGAAGCCGAGCTATGCGACTACTTGAAGCGCACGAAGTTCTCAGACATCAAGCAGGTGGTGAACGGCTTCAGCCCTTGGGATGTGACATTCACTTCAAGCAAGCGCGACTTTTACGGTGAGTTGAAATGTCGAGAAACGCACTACTCCACGATGGTCATTGAGCAAGATAAGTGGCGCTCCTTGATGCTCGTAGCTGATGTCACTGCCTCAGAGGCGGCGTACATCAACTCGACTCCACAAGGGGTCTATGCGTGGAATCTGCACCAGATGCCGGAGCCTGACTGGGTGTGGGATCTGATGCCAGAGACGACCAAGTTTGGTAGGACCGAAAGGGTTTACAAAAGGGTTGGCTATCTGCCAATCAATAAAGCTGAGAGGATTGAAGAATGAACATCGCATTCGTAGGGCCGCAAGGCTCAGGGAAGTCAACACTTGCCGCGATGCTGGAGCAGCGCCGTATGCATCCGTACACGGTGCTTCCGATTGCGGAGACGATCCGCACCGTGGCTGCACTGAGCTATGGGGAGGACTTTGACAAGGGCAAGCAGTACAGCCAGCGCCGCCTAGGGCTGGATGTTGAAGTCTCCGGCCGTGAGATTCTCCAGGACATCGGCGCGCACCTGCGTGAGCTGGACGCATCGTTCTGGATCAAGGCGTGGCACGCCGAGTACCTGAAGATCAAGAGCGCCCACCGGCTCGTAGCGGTGGACGATGTACGGCTGCCACTAGAGGCGCACTACCTCCGGCACCACATCCCAGGGATCGTGATCGTCAGGGTTCACGCTACGGCGGAGGCTCGGACACAGCGGCGTGGGGTGCTGCAAGGGGTCAGCGATGTGACCGAGTTCGGCTACCTCCAGACCGAGTACGACTTGCAGATCGACACAACGGACTTGACAGCGGAGGACTCCTACGCGATCCTGCGTAAGCATATGGTGGATAACGGTCTTTGGCAGTCATCCTATGAGGAGGAATCGTGAGCAATACTGACCTGACTGAACTAGAGACACGCGCTGCGCAGCTCGGCTACCACTACGACGGACTAGTGCGAGTCGAACACCCATTCGCCGATCAAGAGAATCAGGTGACCTGGACCATCGTTCTGATCGACACGGCTGGTGAGGAACTGACCTTCCAAGCGCCAACCATTGAGGGAGCCATTGAGGTCGCCAACGACCGGATGGCGCTGCTCTCAGGTCTGGCTGACCTGTGAGCGCCTTCGCCTATGTGGGCGTGACGCTGATCGTCATCAACACTGCGCTCTTTCTCGTGGTCTTTGCATCCCTGCCACTTAGCATCAAGCGTGGCATCGGTGT